TAAATCTTATGATGCTTGAATGGGCTAATAGAGGTTTGAATCTATGGCAAGTTGAATCAGGTAGTACAACCCTTACTGCTGGTACTTCTACATATACATTAGAAGGAGATACTATTGATTTACTAGAACATCATCTTAGAACTAATGATGGTGAAAGCAATTCACAAAGCGATACAGCTTTAACTAGAATATCTTTTTCACAATATTCAGATGTACCTAATAAATTAGATCAAGGTAGACCTAATGAAATATTAGTAAATAGAAATAGTGGTACTACAACATTTACTTTATATCCTATACCTGATAGTTCAGAAACTTATAAAGTAGTTTGGTATAGACTTAGACAAATATATGATGCAGGCAACCCAGCTTCTAATACTATAGATATACCTAAAGTTTTCTTGCCATGTTTAGTAGCAGGCTTAGCTTATTATTTAGCTATGAAGAATCCAGAAGCTTCACAAAGAATACCTTTTTTAAAACAACAATACGAAGAACAATGGAAGCTTGCCTCTGAAGAGAATAGAGTCAAAGCAGCTGTAAGATTTGTTCCGGGAGGTTACTAATATGTCATTTGCAAAAGGCAAACATGCATATGGTATATGTGATAGAACTGGTTTTAGATATCCTTTAAAAGATTTAAGGAATCAAATTAAAAATCAAAAAAGAACTGGTCTACTTGTTGGCAAAGATGTTCTTGATAAAGATCAACCTCAACTTCAGTTAGGTAGATTAAGACTTAATGATCCAGAAGCACTCAGGAATCCTAGACCACAAAACGATTTAGAAGCTAGTAGAGGATTGTTTGGATTCAATCCTATAGGTGGATGGAACTCTGCATTTGGTGATTCAAGTTTAAGCAACATGGTACTGAAAGGTAATATAGGAAACTTAAAAATTACAACAAGCTAATGTCATTTACATTTACAACATTAAAAACAGCTATACAAGATTACACAGAAAATACAGAGACCACATTTGTTAACAACCTGTCTACTCTAATAAAACAAGCTGAGAATAGAATTAATGGTTCAGTACAATTACCTGATTACAGAAAAAATCAAACCGCTTCTGTCACAGCTGATAACCCATACTTAGTATTACCTGATGATTTTTTATATCCTTACTCTCTAGCTGTTCTTGATTCAAGTAGTAACTACAGTTTTCTTTTAAATAAAGATGTAAACTTTATCAGAGAAGCTTATCCGGCTAGTGCATCTAATACAGGATTACCTGAGTTTTATGCACAGTTTGATGATACACATTTAATATTAGCACCTACTCCTGACTCAACGTATACAGTAGAACTACATTATTTTTATTTACCACAATCAATTACTGCATCATCAGATGGAACAAGTTGGCTTGGTACTAATGCACCTGATGCTCTTTTGTTTGGTTCTTTAGTTGAAGCATATATATTTATGAAAGGTGAAGCTGATGTTTTACAAACATATGAAACTAGATTTAAAGATGCATTAGAAAAACTTATTATAGAAAATGATGGTAGAAATAGAAAAGATGCTTATAGAAGTGGGCAATACAGAATAGAAGGGCAATAATGTTAAAAGAAAAAATATTAGAACTAGAAGGTAAACACATAGCTATAGTTGCTATGGGGATGAGTCAAATAGATTTTCATTTTTCTTTATTACATAGCAAGAAGTTTGACGAAGTTTGGGTTATTAATGCGATGATAGGTGTAGTTAATAAAGCAGACAGAGCATTTATACTTGATCCTATGTCAAGATTTTTAGATTCTGATGAAGCAGCATCTATGACACAAATGATGAGAGAAGAATTACCTAAAGTAGATTATCCTATTTACTCTTGCGAACTAGATTCAAGAGTTCCTGCTGTTGAAGAATACCCAATAGAAGCTGTAATTAAAGATACAGGATGTGCTTACTTAAATAATACTGTTGCTTATGCTATAGCATTTGCATATTGGAATAATGTAGGAACAATCAGTATGTTTGGTACAGATTTTACTTACAATACTAATGCACACTTTGCTGAAATGGGTAGAGCATGTTGTGAATATTGGTTAGGCAAATGCATGGAGAGGGACATTGATGTAGCTGTAGCTGTAAGATGTAATCTTTTAGATGCTAATGTAGATATGAAAGAAAAACTTTATGGTTACCATCGTTTAAACGATCCAGTAATTTCTTATGCAGAAAACGGAGAATTAAAAGTTTGTAAGTATTCTGAGATAGTACAAGAAAAAATGGTACCGCATGGAATAATAGGTAGAGAAAATCCTAAAGAATGGATTGTAGATGAAAGATCAAATGGAAGTACACCACCGGAGCCTATTGTTTACTAATGCAAACAGATAAATTTGAAATATCAGTAGGCAATCTTGGTGTAAAAACTACAGATTATAGAGGACATACAGTTGATGAGGTTGCAGATATGGCAACTGATAGACTGATTTCAATAAGCGATACAGCAGATGAGAGTATAAAAGCGCAAGCACATATATTTAAAGATGCTGCTCGTCAGGTAATTGGATACTATATGCGTGAAGCTATTAAGAATCACATATGCACAGTATGCAATCAATTAGAACAGCAAGGACATAAAGACCTTGCTAATATTATAAGGAGGCTATAATGGCTATAACACAAGCAATGTGTACTTCATTCAAGAAAGAACTATTGGAAGGTGTGCATAATTTTAAAAACTCAGGTGGAAACACATTTAGATTAGCACTGTATACAAGTAGTGCTACTATGAGTGCAGCTACTACTGCGTATACAACTTCACAAGAAGCTACTGGTACTAACTATACAGCCAAAGGAAACGCACTTACACGTGTCGATCCTGCAACTTCAGGCACAACTGCATTTACAGACTTTGCTGATCTTACATTTGGCACTGCTACTATAACTGCTAGAGGATGTATGATCTTCAATGACACTGCTTCGGGTGATCCAGCAGTAGCTGTATTTGATTTTGGTGGAGATAAAACATCTACAGCAGGTTCATTTACTATTACGTTTCCAACTGCTGACGCATCAAACGCTGTTATAAGAATAGCATAAGGATTTAAATGGCAACTGGTTGGGGTAGAGCAGGTTGGGGTACAGATTCTTGGGGTGTTACCTCAGTAGAGGTAGCTGTAACAGGATTAGCTGGCACATCTGCATTAGGCAATGAAACTGTTACTTGTGATGCTAATGTAACTGAAACAGGTGTAGTCGGAACATCTGCATTAAACTCAGTTGTAGCTGCTGGTTTTGCTATACAAGGTGTATCAGGTAATGCATCAACTGTAGGTCTTGGGGATGAGACAGTAACTTGTGATGCAAATGTATTTCCTACAGGAGTAGCAGGTACAAGTGCTTTAGGAAGTATAGGACTTGTTACAGTCAATATACTTTCAATAACTGGTCTTGCCGGAACAACTGCACTAGGTACAGAAACAGTACAAGCAGATGCTAATGTAGCTGTAGACAATGTATTAGCTACAGGAGCAGTAGGAACAGTCACTGTTTGGAGTGATGTAGTTCCGGGAGTTAATAACACATGGTCTGCTGTAGATTCGTCACAAACTACAACATGGAGTGACGTAGCAGCCTAAATGGTTTAATATTTATACAGAGGAAAAATTATGGCAACTTATGTAAATGATTTAAGATTAAAAGAAATTGCAACCGGTGATGAGTCGGGTACATGGGGAACATCAACGAATACAAATTTGGAACTGATTGGCGAAGCTTTAGGCTTTGGAACAGAAGGCATAACAACCAACGCAGATACGCATACTTCTACAGTAGCAGATGGAGCTACAGACCCTGTAAGGGCTATGTATGTTAAATATACAGGTACATTAGACTCAACTTGTACGATTACTATTGCACCTAATACTTTAAATAGAGTACATATTATTGAGAATGGAACAAGTGGTTCACAGTCTATTATTATAAAGCAAGGTAGTGGAGCAACTGTAACTATACCAACGGGTGCAACTAAGATGGTTTACTTAGATGGTGCAGGTAGTGGAGCAAAGGTAACTGATGCTTTTGCTTCTTTAAATTTGCAAACAAGTGGCATTATAGAAACATCATCAGCAATACAAACCCCATTAATAGAATTTACAGATGGTGATGACGCTATAACTATAGCTGATGGAGGTGGTACAACTTTTGCACAAACAGCTACTTTTAGTGGTGACATAGATTTAGCTGGTTCTATAGACGTAGATGGAACTACAGAAACAGACGCACTAACTATTAATGGTTCAGCACTAAACTATAAAACTTTTGGTACTAGTTCATTTATGCTTGGAGATACTACTACAGGTACTATAGATGCAGCAGATAATAATGTAGGTGTAGGTGTAGATGTTTTTGCAGCTTTGACTACAGGTGATGATAATGTTGCTATTGGTAAAAGTGCCTTAACAGCCAACACTACAGGGTATGACAATGTAGCAGTTGGTTCAAGTTCCTTATTAGCAAACACTACAGGAAGAAGAAATACTGCTGTAGGTAGATTATCTATGATTGCTAATACCACAGGAAACTTTAATAGTGCATTTGGATATAACGCAGGAACTGCTATTACAGAAGGTACTTCAAATACTGCTGTAGGTGATTCGGCTTTAAAAGCAAATACAACTGCTTCTAACAATACTGCTGTTGGTCAAGCTGCACTTGTAGCCAACACTACAGGACACTCAAATGTCGGTATAGGTTCTGCATCTTTAGATGCTAATACAACTGGAATTAGAAATACTGCTGTTGGTTTTGAATCGTTAAGTGCAAATACTGAAGGTACACAAAACACAGCAGTCGGTAAAGGTGCTTTACTTGTAAATACCACAGGTATTGAAAATACAGGAGTTGGTTCAAGTGCTTTAGATGCTAACACCACAGGTAATTCTAACACAGCAGTAGGACAAGGTTCTTTAGATAATAATACAACTGCTTCAAATAATACTGCGGTTGGACACGATTCTTTAAAGGCAAACACTACAGGTACAGGAAATGTCGCAGTTGGTTCAGGTTCCTTAGATGCCAATACCACAGGAGATTACACAGTTTCAGTTGGAAGAAATGCTCTTACTGCACAAACTACTGGTGGAAACAATACTGCTGTTGGTGATAGTGCACTTGCAGCAAACACCACAGCTTCTAATAACACCGCAGTTGGCTATGGTTCATTAATAGCAAACACTACAGGTGAATATAACGTAGCAGTAGGTGCTACTGCAGGAGATGCACTTACTACAGGAAGTCTCAACACAGCAGTTGGTTACAACACATTAGGCGTAGCTACAACAGCAGCAAACAATACTGCTTTAGGTGGTCAAGCATTAGCAGTTAATACATCAGGAGCAAACAACACAGCAGTTGGTATGAATGCTATGGTAGCAAACACTACAGGTGCAGAAAACACAGCAGTAGGTGCAACAGCAGCAGACGCAGTAACAACAGCCTCATCTGTAACTGCTATAGGATATGGAGCATTAGGAGCATGTACTACTGGTGCAAATAATATAGCAATAGGTGTTGGTGCTGCTTCTTCAGTTACTACTTCTACTTATCAATTAGCTATTGGCGATACTGCTTTAGACGCAGTAACAGGTGGTTCGTATCAAATTGCTATTGGTAATGTTGCCCTAACTAAACAAAATACTACTACTGGTAATGTGTTTAATACGGCAGTTGGTCATTTTAGTATGTCAGAATCTACAACAGCTAATGACAATACAGCAGTAGGTTACGCTTCTTTAGTAGACATGACAACCGCAACAGGAAATACAGCTTTTGGTAATTATGCAGGAGAGAATATCACTACTGGTTACTCAAATGCGTGCATTGGTCGTAGTTCTGGTGATGTAATAACTACGGGATATGCTAACACGTTAGTAGGTTATGGAACTAACGTAAGTGTTTATAGTGGAAATAATCAAATTGTTTTAGGTAATGGTCTATTAAGTCATGGTAATAACACATTTACATTTGGTAAAGGCACTGGTAACGATAGAGTTTATAATAACTTTGATACAAACGCTTCTTGGACAAGAGTATCTGATGAAAGATACAAAGAAAATATTGTACCTAATAATGATTGTGGTTTAGCTTTTATTAACGATTTAAACCCAGTAACTTTTACTTGGAAAGCAAAAGCAGACATAGACCCAAGCTTACCCGACTATGATGAAACTCAATTAAAACCACAATATAATAAAAAAATGTATGGTTTAATAGCACAAGAAGTTAAGGAAGCTATTGATGAACATAGCATTGAAGATTTCGGTGGTTGGGATGTAGAAGAAAATACAGGCATACAATCTGTTTCACAAGAAATGTTTATACATCCTCTTATTAAAGCAGTTCAAGAACTTTCAGCAGAAGTAGAAGAACTTAAGAAAAAATTAAACTAAAATATTTATGACTATACCAATCAAAACAGTAGCACAAACCCTTACATCAGCTATGGATTCAGTAAATGTAATTAATTACATAAAAACAGGTATTGGACATGATGGTGAATCTTATAGAGCAACAATAGGAATGTCGCAATCTGAAATAAACACTATGGTAGATAATAATGTAAAACATTTAGAAAGCGTACTTGCTTATGACGGCACTAAACGCTATCCAGATGTGGCTGGTTCTTCAGTAGATAAATCTGCTTATACAACAGCTATTACTACAGGTAAAAATTATATAACCGCAAATTCATAAGGAGAATAATATGGCTCAAACAGTAGCAGAATGCTTAACAGCAGCAACAGATAGCGTAACGCTTATCAACGACATTAATACGAATGGCAGCGATTCTGAGTACGTTTTAGATGGCTCTACGCAAGCCGAAATAAATGAATTGGTACAACGTAATGTTGACCACTTAGAAACTATCTTGCTTTATGAACCTGTTGATTCAGATGATGATACACCTAACGTAGTCGGCTCATCTTCAAGTAAAAAAACTACTTGTAGTGGCGGAGTTACAACTGGTAAAGCTTATATAGCAGCTAATTCATAAGGATAAAAAATGACTGAAGAAAAAGCAGTAGAAACAACTGAAACTACAGACCAACCTGTAGACCCTCAATTACAACAAAGAATCGCTTATACAGAAACTTTGCAACAAGAAATTCAAAATCTTAGAGAGCAAATGGCTCAACTACAATATCAATTAGATATTAGAGTTACAGCTTTAGTGGGTTATCAAAGTACCTTAGAAGTAATTGAAGAACCTGTTTTAAATGGCATAGACAAAACTAAAGAAAAATAAAATGCCATTAGCTAGGTATACATTTAAACCCGGCATAAATAAAGAAGGAACTTCATATAGTAATGAAGGTAATTGGTTTGATGCTGACAAAATAAGATTTCGTGCAGGTCGTCCTGAAAAAATAGGAGGATGGGTTAAGAAGTCTATCAATAGTTTTTTAGGCTCGGCAAGAAAACTACATCAATGGATTGGTTTAGACACAGATAAATTTATAGGTTTAGGTACACATATAAAATTATATTTACTTAAAGGTAATGCTTTTTATGACATTACACCTGTAAGAGCAACAACAACTAACGGAATTACATTTGCAGCTACAGATGGCAGTTCAACTATTACAGCTACCGATTCTGATCATGGAGCAAACAAAGGTGATTTTGTTACTATTGCTGGTTCAGCAAGTCTAGGTGGTCTAATAACAGCAGCTGTATTAAATCAAGAATATGAAATTGCATCAGTTACAAATGTAAACGTATATACATTTATTGCTAAAGATACATCAGGAGATACAGTAACTGCCAATAGTAGTGATACAGGTAATGGTGGTGCAGGAGTTGATGGTGCTTATCAAATCAATATAGGTTCTGATTTTTACACAAGTGGATTCGGTTTTGGTTCAGGTAACTGGGGTCAAAGTTCTTGGGGTGGTGGTATTAATAGTTTTTCTACACAACTTAGATTATGGACATTAGATAATTTTGGAGAAGATTTAGTTGCTAATCCAAGAGGTGGAAGTATTTATTATTGGGACAAAACAAATGGAGAAACTACAAGAGCAGTAGATTTTTCTACACTTACTAATGCATCTGATACACCTACAATAGCAAATCAAATAATTGTTTCAGAAATAGATAGGCATATTATTTGTATGGGATGTAATCCTATTGGAACTACAACACAAGACCCTATGCAGGTTAGATGGTCAGATCAAGAAAACGCTGCACAATGGACACCAAAGACTAATAATACTGCTGGAGGTTTAAGGCTTTCATCAGGTTCTGAAATTGTAGGAGCAGTTAGAACAAGACAAGAAATAGTTATATTTACAGATACTTCTTTATATTCTATGCAGTTTATTGGTCCTCCTTTTATATTTGGTATTAATTTAATAACAGAAGGTACAAGCACAGTATCACCACAAGCATTTATAAATGCTAATAATGTGGTTTATTTTATGGATCAAGATAATTTTTATATGTATTCAGGTTCAGTTCAATCTTTACCCTGTACAGTAAGAGCATATGTATTCGAAGATTTTAATTATGGACAAACATTTAAAGTATTTGCTACACGGAATGCACAGTTTAACGAAGTATCATGGTTCTATTGTTCAAGTACATCAGAAGAAATAGATAGATATGTTACTTATAATTATCTTGAGCAAACATGGTCAATAGGTACATTACCAAGAACATCATGGATAGATGCTGGAGGTGCTTCAAGTAACCCTTTAGCAGCAGGTTTTAGTGGTACATCATCTAATTTTTTATATGAACATGAAGTAGGTTCTAATGATGATGGTTCAGCAATGACAGCCTTTGTAGAAAGTGCAGACTTTGATGCAGGTGATGGTAATCAATTCATGCACATTCAAAGATTAATACCTGATGTTGCTTTTATAGGTACAGATACAGAGCCTGAACTTACATACTCAATAAAGACTAGAGACTTTCCTTTAGGTAGTTTAAACACTGCAACAACTGCAACTGTAACTAATACAACTGGTGTAGCTTATGTTAGAGCAAGAGCAAGACAGATGAGAGTTAGAATAGAAAGCACAGATGTAGATAATAGCTGGAGACTAGGAGATACAAGGTTTGACATTAAAGCGGATGGAAGAAGATGAGCGAAATATTCAATGTAAACACTCCATTAGAAATACCACCTGAAGAATATAGTGCGGATTATATACGTAGATTAATAAATCAACTGCGTTTAAACTTCGTGCAAATAGATTCACCTGATAATATCAGAGAGGTATCACAAGCATTTGATTGGTATATTTCATAATGGCAAATAGATATACACAAGTAATAACAACACTAGCAACAACAAATGCTACTAGCGTTTACACAGTACCTGATAATAAAACAGCCATAGTAAAAACATTAAGTGCTTACAATGTAGATGGCAGTAGTGCAATGACACTTACTGTACAGGTAACAGACACGAGTGAAAGTGTAACAGCTACTTGGGATATAGAGTCCATAGCTGCAACAACTCGCAAAGGATTTTTAACTAACGGAGAGGTGTTAGTTTTAGATGAATTAGATATAATAAAGCTTACTGCCAGTACAGCAGATAAATTTCACATCGTAATAGGTGTGTTGGAAATAGATTAGGAGACCACTATGAGTAACTTTCCACTTAAAAATGCAGCAGATCAACTAGCCACACAGGGGAGATATGGCGATACTATGATGGTTCATATGAACCCCATAGAAGTCGATGCCTTGGCAAAACTATCACCGACTGGTCAGTTGACTATAAACCCACAAACAGGGCAACCAGAAGCGTTTCTGCCCCTTCTAGGATCATTGCTTGCACCAACACTATTAGGTGGCACAGCATTAGGTGCAACACTTGGAACAGTAGGAGCATCTGCATTAGGTACAGGACTAGGTACTATTGCCGAAGGTGGTAGTCTGAAAGAAGGTATAACAGCTGGAATAATGGGTGGACTAACAGGTGGTTTACTTAAAGGAATTATGCCGGGCGCACCTACAGAGATACCCGGAACTGAAGCAATAGAAGCAACAGCAGGACAAGCAGCACAAGCAGCAGTACCAGCATCAACTGTTGCTATGCCACAGATAAATACTTTACAAGATTTAAATGCTGCAACTACAGGCACATTAGGAATGGGTAATGTAGCTGTACCTACCTCTGGTGGATTTTTAAATCAACTAGGTAGTAATTTAGGAATTACATCAGGAGCAAGTGATGCAGCAGTACAAGCAGGTCAAGGCATAAGTCA